TAACTATTAGTCAGTTGGGTAGAGATGGTGCAGTTCTTAAACAATATATTTTAAGAAACTGTATGCCTACGGTTATGTCACCAATTGAACTAAGTATGGAAACTGCAAGTGCTATTGAAGAGTTCAGTGTAACTTGGAGATACACTCACTTCCAATCAGTCGGCGTAAGTAACTAACTCCGAAAAAGACTACTAAATAGTAGTGTAAATTAGGAGTTAGAATATTATGGCTGAGTTATTTGGTTTCAAAATTTCTCGTACAAAGGATGAGGGAGAGTCTTTCACTCTCCCTTCATCTGATGACGGTACTATAGAAGTCGCTGGTGGTGGTTTCTACAGTCAGACATTAGATGTCGATGGTCGAGATAAAACTGAAAATGATTTAATTAGACGATATCGTGATATTGCAATTCAACCAGAATGTGATTCTGCGATTGAAGATATTGTTAGTGAAGGCATCGCATCAAATGAATACGATGCACCTGTTGCTCTACGTCTGGATAGATTACAGTATTCAGATAAAGTTAAAAAACGTATTCGTGAAGAGTTCGATAGAGTTCTTCAGTTACTAGATTTCAATGTAAAAGGTCACGACATCTTTCGTAGATGGTATGTAGACGGTCGTATTTACTATCACAAAGTAATCGACAAAAAAGAACCAAGAATTGGTATTACAGAACTTCGTTACATTGACCCAAGAAAAATCAAAAAAGTAAGAGAGGTCATCAAAGATAGGCCCGACCCTGTTACTGGTATTGATAAGAAAAAACAAACTCTTGAGTATTATCTATACAATGAAAAGGTAGTAGATAACAGTGCAACACCACAGTCTGCACTCAAGATTACATCAGATTCAATTACATATTGTCCTTCTGGACTAGTTGACCAAACTAAAGGTAGTGTGTTGTCTTATCTACATAAGGCAATCAAACCTGTTAATCAACTTAGGATGATAGAAGATGCACTTGTTATTTACAGAATATCAAGAGCACCAGAACGTAGAATTTTCTATATTGATGTAGGTAACTTACCTAAAATTAAAGCAGAACAATATCTAAAAGATGTTATGAGTCGTTATCGTAACAAACTAGTATATGATGCTTCTACTGGTGAAATCAGAGATGATAGAAACCATATGTCGATGTTAGAAGATTTTTGGTTGCCTCGTAGAGAAGGTGGTCGAGGAACAGAAATCACAACCTTGCCTGGCGGTTCAAACCTTGGTGAGATTGAAGATATTGTTTACTTCCAAAGAAAACTTTACAGGTCGTTAAACGTACCTATGTCCAGAATGGAAGCAGAACAGAATTTCTCTATTGGTCGTTCTACAGAGATTACTAGAGATGAATTGAAGTTCTCTAAATTTGTACAGAGACTTCGTAAAAAGTTCTCCGCTTTATTTCATGACGTTCTTCGCACACAACTTGTTCTTACAGGTGTGATTGCTGAGGAAGAGTGGGATAAGATTAAAGAACACATTCAGTATGACTTTTTACAAGATGGTCATTTCGCAGAGTTGCGTGATGCAGAAATCTTGAGAGAACGTATTGATATGTTGGGTCAAGTTGAACCTTATGTCGGAAACTTCTTTTCAAAATCTTGGGTAAGAAAACATATTCTTCATCAAACTGAAGAAGAAATTGCTGAGATTGAAAATGAAATTGAAGAAGAAGGTGGTGGAGAAGATGATGATATGCAAATGTCACATAAACCAAAAGGTAAAATGTTATGAGTAAAGAAATAATTGATGCACTTGCTAATGGGGATAACCTAAAAGCAGAAAACGAATTCAAGAACGCAATCTCTCAAAAGATGAGTGTCGGTCTTGAAACAAGAAGACAAGAAGTTGCTGGTACTATGGTATCGCAACACGTTCCAGAAGTAGAGAAAACGGAAGATGAAGAAGTTTGATGAACTAGTTTATTCACTACCAGAGAGTGATGAACACAAAAAATCAAAAGAATATAAGAAACTGTCTCCTAAAATGAAAGAGGCGGTTGATAGTATATTTACGGTTATGGACTCTAAACCTTCAGATTTCCTAAATACTTTTGAGAAAACTATAAAAGACTCCGCAAAGAAGTTCAGAGTAAAAGAAAAAGACTTATTGAACTACTTTGAGAGAGAAATGTTAGGAATGTAAAGATGATTTTAAAAGGAAGTGCGACTAATGTAACCTCAGCAGTTACATTAAGCAGAGCAACAAGAATTAGGATTGGTGCAACTAACGCTGGAACAGTCACTATTGCCGCTGCAACTGGTACATTTAATGCACAATCTGCTGTTGATGCTGCTGCAATTACAATTTCAAGTCATGGTTTTACTACAGGGGATGAAGTTATCTATTCTGATGGTGGTGGAACTAAGATTGCTGAGTTAACAGATGATGGTCTGTTCTTTGTAAAGGTAGTAGATGCAAATACAGTTAGTCTTGCAACTTCATTTACAAATGCACAAAATAACGTAGTATTAACTTTAACAGATGGCCCATCACAAAACCATTCGATTACTGCAACAAAAACATATGCTGGAACAGTGGTATTAACCGCAGGCTCAGTAATTCTTATAGACAAAAGACCAAGTGATACTATTGCTTGTTCTGCAGCTATGAGTTGTACAGCAGTTGGTAGTCAACCGTAAAGGGGAATTGAAATGAAATTAATTTCAGAACAAATTCAAGACGTTCAATACCTTTCGGAAGAAGACGAAAAGGGTAAAAAGAACTACAAAATTAAAGGTATCTTCTTACAGGGAGATATCAAGAACCGCAATGGTAGAGTATATCCTGTTGAGGTTTTAGAAAAAGAAGTAAATAGATACAACAAGGAATTCATTAACGAAAATCGTGGATATGGAGAACTTGGACACCCAGAAGGCCCAACGGTCAATCTGGAAAGAGTATCGCACATGGTTACATCTCTAGTAAGAGATGGAAAGAACTTTATTGGTGAAGCAAAAATAATGACAACACCAATGGGTAATATTGTATCAAACATTATGGACGATGGTGGTAAACTCGCAGTCTCTTCAAGAGGCATGGGTAGTTTGCAACAGAAGAATGGTGCAAACTATGTAAACAAGGATTTCTATCTTGCAACCGCTGCCGATATTGTTGCAGACCCATCTGCACCCCAAGCCTTCGTTGAAGGTATTATGGAAGGTAAAGAATGGATTTGGAACAATGGTCTACTAAAAGAAGTAGACGTTGCGGAGATACAAGAAGAAATTGAACGAGGCATTCGTTCAAGAAATGCGAATATCCATGCATTGGCCTTCGCAAAATTTCTCAAAAAACTGTAATTGTATAAATATAGTATAATGAGATTAACATTAAGGAGAACTCCCAAATGTCAGAACTAGATAAGACAATTGAGGATTTGGAAGCAGAAGTTACTGCGGAACTAGAAGAAACTGCTGATGCACCTAAAAAGGGTGCGGTTGCTAGTGAAAAAGGTTCTAAGGTAGAAGGTGATGTAGAAGACCTTGGCGCTCCTGTGGTAAAAGGTGATGAGAAATCTGGGCCGGATGCTGCAAAGAAAATCAAGAAAGATACTTCTATCCCTACTGCCGTAAAAGGTGACGAAGCACCCCAAAAACTCAAAGAAGAAGATGATTCAGATGAGGACGAAAAAGACTCGGATGATGAAGAAGAAAAAATGGATGAAATGGACGATGAACCAAAAATGGATATGCCTAAAACTAAAAAGGGCATGGAAGATGTTGTCATCAAAGCCATGAAGTCTATGAAAAAAGGTGATATGGAAAAACTAACCGCTTCCGTTATGACTAGCTCATATGGTAGTGATGAAAGTGTTAAGAAAGAAGCTCTTGACATTGATTCCATTGACGTATCAGAAGATGTAAACGCTTTGGTTGAAGGTGAAAACCTTTCAGAAGAGTTTACCGCAAAAGCAACTACAATCTTTGAAGCTGCTGTAAAGTCGAAACTCCGTAGTGAAGTCGAAAGACTTGACGTAGAGAAGACACATGAAGTTGCAGAAGAAGTAGAAACTTTTAAGAACGAACTGACTGAAAAAGTCGATTCATATCTTGACTATGTTGTTAAAGAGTGGATGCAAGAGAACGAACTCGCTATTGATAGAGGGTTAAAAGGTGAAATTGCAGAAGACTTTATCACAGGATTGAAAGCACTCTTTGAAGAACACTACATTGATGTTCCAGATGAGAAGTATGATATCCTTGAGGGTCAAGCTCAAAAGATTGATGACCTTGAGTTAAAACTTAATGAAACAATCGAAAAGATGACTGCAATGAACAAAGAGAAATCTTCACTTGTTCGTGAACAGGTTATCGCAAAAGTTTCAACAGACCTCGCTGAGACTGAAAAGGAAAAGTTTGAGGGATTAGTTGAAGATGTTGAGTTTACAGGTGAAGAAGATTTCACTTCAAAACTTAACACCTTGAAGGAAAATTATTTTCCGAAAGCTGTTGCTACCCAATCCCTTGAGGAAGAAGTTGCAACGGAAAATCAAGAAGTTGACGTTAGTGGCGCTATGGCTGCGTATATGTCCGCTATCCAGAAGTCGAAACCCTACGGGGCGGAAGCTTTTAATATTGTGAAAAAGTAACAAACTATAAATAACTTATATAAAACATAGGAGAGAACGAAAATGTTCAATTCAGAAAACTTACAAGAAAAGTGGCAGCCAGTCCTTCAGCACCCAGATTTGCCTGAGATTGCTGATAACTATAAGCGTGCCGTCACTTCTGTTATCTTGGAAAACCAAGAAAAAGCACTAAGAGAAGATGCTTCATTCCTTTCGGAAGCTGCACCTTCTAACAATACTGCTGGTACATCAAACTGGGATCCAATTTTGATTTCCCTAGTTAGACGTGCTATGCCTAACCTAATCGCATATGATATTTGTGCAGTTCAACCAATGACTGGGCCAACTGGACTTATCTTTGCAATGAAATCAAGAATCAACAACGCTAGTGGTGCAGAAACACTATTTGGTGAAGCTGATACAGATTTCTCTGGTGCTGGTACTCATGCCGGTACTAACCCTGCCGTACTTAACGATGGTTCGCCTGGTGCGTTCACATCTGGTACAGGTGATACTACTGCTAACATGGAAGCACAAGGTGACTCCGCAAACAACGCTTTTGCTCAAATGGCATTTACCATTGAAAAAGCGACTGTTACTGCAAATACACGTGCTCTTAAAGCAGAATACACTATGGAACTTGCACAAGACCTTAAAGCAATTCACGGTCTTGACGCAGAAACAGAATTGTCAAACATTCTGTCTTCCGAAATCCTTAACGAAATCAACCGTGAAGTTGTAAGGTCTATCTACAAGGCTGCAAAGCCAGGTGCTCAGACTGATACTACTAACACTGGTATCTTCGATATGGACACCGACTCAAACGGTCGTTGGTCTGTTGAGAAGTTTAAGGGTCTTATGTTCCAAGTTGAGAGAGATGCTAACGTAATCGCTCAACAAACTCGTAGAGGAAAAGGTAACATCCTTATCTGTTCATCAGATATCGCATCTGCACTTCAAATGGCTGGTGTGTTGGATTACGCTCCTGCTCTTAATAACAACTTAAATGTCGATGACGCTGGTAACACTTTTGCTGGTACATTGAATGGTCGTTATAAAGTGTACATTGACCCATATATGGCAAACGCTGCTGCAAAACAGTACTTTGTTGTGGGTTATAAAGGTACTTCACCTTACGATGCTGGTGTGTTCTACTGTCCATATGTTCCATTACAAATGGTTCGTGCAGTTGGTGAGAATACATTCCAACCTAAGATTGGTTTCAAAACAAGATATGGTCTTGCACAGAATCCTTTCTCAACTGCTTCTGCAACTGACGTTTCACTCGGTGCGAATGATAACGTATACTACAGAAGAGTACAAGTCGTTAACCTTATGTAATAAACATAAGAGTTGGGTCAACCAACCTATAGAAAAGGGAAACTTCGGTTTCCCTTTTTTTTGTCTGTATAAATAGATGTATGGTACAGATTAACTCATTAAGTAGACAACCCACTGAACTAGACTACGCAGACCCAACTAAGTTTAAATTCAGTATTAATAAATTACCGCTAGTAGAATATTTTACTGTAGCGTGTAACTTGCCTGGAATTAATTTGGGTGAGGCAATATTTCCAACACCATTTAAAGCAATTCCCATGATGGGAGATGACCTTACGTTTGAAAATCTTGAAGTAACATTTATTGTAGATGAGAAACTTGAAAATTACAAAGAGGTTCATAATTGGATGGTGGGTATTGGTTTCCCACAATCAACAGCACAGTTTGGTGCTTTAAAGACAGAAGGTGCTGAAGTTGTTCCATCACAAGGTAAGGCTGCTGGAAAAGAAGGTGTTTCTGGAATGTTTTCTGATGCAACTCTTACAATTATGTCTGCAAAAAATAACTCTTTACTAGAAGCAAGATTTGAAGATATGTATCCTGTTGCATTAACTGGACTTGCATATAATCAACAAGAAGCAGACATTACTTACTTAACAGCAACGGTAACATTTACATATAAAATCTACACGTTAGTGACATTATAAATAGGTTAGGATGAGGTTCAAACCCCTTGAACACCTATCATAGACCCTCAAACGGTCAATATATCTAACGCAAGGAAGATATGCAATCTCATCCCATTGAATTGAAGGATACATTATGAACTTAGAAGAACTACAAGAGATGTCCGCCAAGGACTTAAAGATTGACGATACACAACTAGATATCGAATCTCTCAAAACCCCAGAACTTTATGGGAAATACCTAAAAATATTTTTACGTTGGAACTTGTTATTAAAACAGGTTGAATCCAAACACCGTATTCTTTACAGACAAAAGTGGGAATACTATGGTGGTAAAGCAGACCCAGAAGTTTACAAAGAAAAACCCCTAGACTTAAAAATACTTAAACAGGATGTTCCAATTTATTTGGAAGGTGATAAGGAGTTGATTGAATCTCAACACGCTGTAGAATACCATAAAGCAATGGTAGACCATACAGATAAAATGTGTAAGATGTTAAACAATCGTGGATTTCAAATAAAGAATGCAATTGATTGGAAGAGATTCATGGAAGGTTCGATTTGATAATCTCTAAAAAGAATGAAGTATATTTAAACGTAGAAACTGACAAAGGTATCGCAAGAGAACTTTCAGATTTTTTTACGTTTGAAGTGCCAGGCGCAAAGTTCATGCCACAGTACAGAAGTCGTATGTGGGATGGAAAGATACGTTTGTTTTCCATGCAAACTGGTGAAATATATTTTGGATTATTATCATATATTGAAGAATTTGCAAAACGTAATGAAATTGAAATTGAATATAAAGAAGGGGTTAAAAATGGAGATACAATCGAATCCGATGTTGTACGAGAATTTATTCAAAGAGTTAGACCAAGAGCTAGAGGAGCTGATATACAGGTTCGTGACTACCAGTTTGATGCAATACTTCATGCGATTAGAAATGATAGGTGTCTTCTTCTTAGTCCTACTGCTTCGGGCAAGTCATTAATCATTTACATTCTGTCTGTTTGGTATGCAATGAAGACAGAACAGAACATTCTTATCCTTGTTCCCACAACATCTCTGGTAGAACAGATGCATAGTGATTTTATTGATTACGGATTTAATGAGTCTATGATGCAGAAAATATATCAAGGATACTCAAAGAATATCACAAAACCTATTACAATATCTACATGGCAATCAGTTTATAAAATGCAAAAGCAATGGTTTGAACAGTTTGGTTGTATCATGGGTGATGAGGTACATATTTTTAAGTCAAAGTCATTAACAGGTATAATGAATAAGATGACCCTTTGTAAGTACCGTCATGGGTTCACAGGTACGCTTGACGGAACGCAAACACATAGGTTGGTACTAGAGGGTCTATTTGGTACAGTAAACAAAGTAACAACAACTAAAGAACTTATGGATAGTGATACACTAGCAAAACTAAAAGTCGAATGTGTTGTTTTACGTTATCCAGATGCAGACTGCAAATATATGAAAGACCTTTCTTATCAAGATGAAGTTGATTTGATTGTTCGTGATGAACGTAGAAATAATTTTATTATTAACTTGACAAAACACCTAACAGGTAATACACTAGTATTATTTCAATTTGTTGAAAAGCATGGTAGTATATTACACACAATGATGAAAGACTCCCTAAGTAACAGAAAGGTATTCTATGTTTATGGGGGTACTGATACAGCAACCAGAGAAGAAATTCGTGCAATTACAGAAGATGAAACCGATGCAGTTATTGTTGCATCATATGGTACATTTAGTACTGGTATTAATATTCGTAATTTGCACAACATCGTGTTCTCTTCACCTTCCAAAAGTAGAATTAGAGTCTTGCAATCCGTTGGCCGTGCATTGCGACTTGGTGATAATAAGAACACAGCTAGATTGGTAGATATTGCAGATGATTTTACCTATAAAGGGAAACAGAATTTCACTTTACGACACTTTATGGAACGAATAAATATATACAATGAAGAAGAGTTTGATTATGATATTAAACAAATTCCCATAGATAAAGGATGACAATGACACAAGAAACCAAAGTCTTAAAACTTTCTAATGGAGAAGAGATTATAACAGTGATATCGTCTGCTGATAAAAGTAGACCATATATTGAAGTGACCAATCCATTACAAGTTAATTTATATCCGAAACCAGTGGATGGTGGTCTAGTTGAAAGTATGGCACTTTCACGATGGTTGACTGTGAGTGAAACTCAAATCGCAAACCTCAATAAAACAAGTATAATTGCAATATCAGATGCATCAATTGGATTAACTAGATTCTACGAACATTGTGTACGAAAGATGACACTAAGTGATGGTGGTAGAGTATGGGATGACCCAACAGATGAAGACTTACAGCGTATTGAAGAAGAAGAACTTGAAAACATCATTCCATTTCCTAGTGGTAAACAAACAATACATTAATTCATTTTCAAACCCTACATAGGGATTATACGGTTATGTCAAGGAGAAGTCAAGACTTTTTTTAAAATAAATTGATATTAATTTACTTCTTGACAATTACCTTCGTATACGGTATGATGTACTTAAATTATGGGAAAGACTCATGGCAATAAAACCAAAGAATAAACCACACTATGTAAATAATAAAGAATTCCTTCAAGCTATGGTAGCATGGAAAGACCAATGTAAAGTTGCTCAAGGTGAGGGTAAACCTCAACCGCCCATTACTAACTATATCGGAGAATGTTTTTTAAAGATTGCAAACCACTTATCGTACAGACCAAATTTCATCAATTACACATATAGAGATGAAATGATATCTGACGGTATTGAAAACTGTTTGCAATATGTACACAACTTTAATCCAGAGAAATCAAACAATCCATTTGCATATTTTACACAGATAATATATTATGCATTCCTTAGACGTATTCAAAAAGAAAAGAAGCAGTCTCATGTGAAGAATAAGATTATTGAAAATATGACAGTAGATGAAAGTTTGATTGATGATAGTGAATTTGGAAATCCTTTCGTGGGATATCTACAAAAGAACTTTCTACCAGATGAAGATGTTTACAAACCTAAGAAAAAAGCAATTAAACCAAAAGGATTAGAATTATTTTATAATGAAGATAGCACTGATAACTGATACACACTTTGGTGCTCGCAATGACAGTTTAGCCTTTAACGACCATTTCTACAAATTTTGGAGAGAAGTATTTTTTCCTTATTTGGATGAACATGGTATTGATACGGTTATACACTTGGGCGATGTTATGGATAGACGTAAGTTTATCTCATATAAGATTGCAAAAGACTTTCGTGAGCAGTTCATAATGCCTATCGTAGATAGAAATATCAATATGCATATGATTGTGGGAAACCACGACACATACTACAGGAACACCAATGAGATTAACTCTCTCTTTGAATTACTTGGTGGGCCTGGAGATGAGAAATACCCCAACATTAAATGTTATGACCATCCATGTACTGAAGAGTTCGATGGTGTTGGTATTCATTTGTTACCTTGGATTAACGAGGGTAACTATGAATCTGTCATGAGAGGTATTCAAATGACTTATGCAGATATCTGTATGGGTCACCTAGAAGTAAATGGATTTG